TGCATCACCATGCCAAGAAGGATCTGCGGTAGGTGCACCAATGGTAAAGGTAGTAGCACCATCAGCAGCATTAGTACTAAGAGCTGCAGTAAAGACCGGATCAACCGAACGACCATCAGCAATCAATGAGTACCGACCAAAGTCAGAAGTTGAAGCAGCAAGGTTAGCCTGACCGCCATTCAGACACTTGATGTGATAATGAGTAAAGAAAGCATAGGAGCTAGTAGCTTGGCAATAACCGTTATTGGTAACAAGAATGGCAGGACCATCAAGACCGACGTGGGTATAGCTGTCACAAACAATAGAACGAAGCGGTGAGTTAATGGACGGAACATCACCATCAACAATAATACCACCACCAGTCGGTGCAGAGTCGGTATCACCAGCAGAACCACCAGCAGGACGGTTAGCATTCAGGTTGCTGTTATCAATCTCACTGTCGGAGAAGTTCGTACAATTTTGAATGTACGGAGATTTGATAATAGTTGCATCATTGTAGAATGCAACGTTCCAACCTTGGTTGGGAGGAAGACCAAACGTAGCATCAGGGTCAATAGAACCCACATCACCACGAGTACCAGATGCTTTAAGACCAGTAAAGGTCAAGTTAGCAAGGTAAGAACCGCTGTTAACTTCAAACAAGTTATTGGTTTCAGTTGCAGCAGTAGGATGCACCACACAGCTGCGTAGAGCTTGACCAATCACCGAAACATCACGGCGCTTGATCTGAATGGGCGCAACTTCTTGATAGACACCAGGAGCAACTACAACAACTTGTCCATCACCAGTACCGCCAACAGTCAATTGGAAGCCAGAACCAGTACCACCAAGATTAGTGTTACTTGCAGACAAAACATCACCAATTGAATACTCTTGAAGAGTAGCCACACTGGTAACAGTGGCAACAGTAACAACACCGCCAACAACAGTAATGTTAGCTTGAAGTCCAGTGCCAGAACCTCCAGTCAACGGAACATTGGTGTAAGTTCCAGTCACATAACCGGAACCACCGTTGCTGATTGAAGTAGAAACTTCAGCGTTGATCTGTTCAATAGCAGCTTTAATTGTTTGCTTAGGACGGCTAATACGGTGACCATCGTTAGCATTATCACCATTAGCTGCATCAACATAAACAACTTTAGTTTGGCTGGTAAACGTACCACCAGAACTAATACCAATCCAACCACTACCATTCCAAACAGAAAGTGTTTTATCAGCATCATTCTGGAACCAAGTTTTACCTACTTCCCAGTTAGAACCTGTAGGAGTAGCGGTTTGGACAATGGTATCAAAACGACGAGCAGCAGCACTAGCAGTAAAGATGTTGGTATCTGCCGGAGCCGGAGAACCAGCATTCTGTTCTGCATAGGTAATAATGTCTGCATCTTTAATTCGATCGAAATCAATCGAGTTTGATGCAAGACCAAGGGTGATCGTACCGTCACCATCATTGGTAACAGTGATACCAGTACCATCCGTTGCAATGTCACCAGTAATGGCAGCATCAATCATGTCGTCGATCTTTGCCGTAGTGGCAATCGTCGCGTCATCATTAGCCCAAACTTCAGCACTGGTGACAATATCAGATGCTTTGATACGATCAAGATCTATAAGTCCAGCACCCAAACCAAGGGTAATAGTGCCATCGCCATCATTAGTAACGGTAATGCCAGTACCATCGGTGCCAATATCACCAGTGATAGCAGCGTCAATCTTACTATCCACTCGGTTGTCGATAGCAGCAGTCGTTGCAACCGTATCGTCATTATCCGGCCAAACCTCAGCAGAGGTAATGGTCTCAGTAAGTTCATCTTGGAACCGTGCATCAATGGCAGCGGTTGTAGCAATCTGGGAATCAGAGCTGACCCAAGCTTCCGTGCTGTGGATGGTTTGGGTATCGTTATCCCAAGTGTTATTCTTAATTTCTTGAACAGCATAGTTGTTCTGCAAGAAGTCTTCATTCAAGTCCTGAGCACGAATAGCAGAACCAGCAAAGAATGTAGCCTTCAAGCTGTCAACATTAGTGTCCCGATAAATTCTAATAGCGACTCCGTTAGCCGGAGCCGTATTAAACAGGACAGTTGTAGCGTTGGCAAGAGTGTATGCAGTTGTCAGAGTGCCATTAAGACTTACCTTAATGTCATCTTCATCAATGTATTGGAAAGTGAATGCATAGGAAGTGGTTGAACCATTCCCTGTATAAGTGTTTTCAGTTACAGCCATTTACGCTAGTAAGTAATTGGGAATGGGTGGATTAGACTATTTGTTTTTCCATTCAAGTATGGAAACACCACGCTGTTGATATGCTTTATCAAGACCTTGTTCGTACTGACGACGCATTACTTCATCACGGTTGCTTAATTGTACTTCAGCCAATCGCTTAGCACGGTCAAGAGCAACGTCAATCTGGCGATACAGGTTCATCCATTGGTTAGGATCAATACGGGAACCGTTACCACGTTCAGTCTTAATAGATTCACGCCAAGTTTTAGCGTTAGTATCTTGCATGATGCGTTGAAGTTCACGCTTAAAGTAACCTTGTTGACCCATCAAGGAGAACAGCTCAGAACGCTCTTTAGGAGTGTATTCAACACCTTTGGTGCTCTTGTTGAAGCTAGGCCGTGAGTCATATTCAATGTCAAGCAGGAACTGACGTTCAGCAGATTGACCTTCGTACACTTTCATAGGAGACACAGCATTCCATGCCCGTACAAAGAAGTTCTCAGGGTAACCAACTTTAGTACCGTCAATCCAGTCATGCTTATCAGGCAATGCACCTTTGGAATCAACAACATCCAAGAACTTGTTACGGTTACGAAGAAGTTGAGTGAACTCCATATCCAACTCACGCAAAGAAGGTGCCATAAGGCGACCCAGTTCATTACGCGCACCGGACAACGGAGCAAGAGAAGAAGCAAAAGAAGCTGCCCAACGATTCAATGCAGCAGGATCACCACGAAGAACATCGTTCATAGGCTCAATACCAGCAAGCATAGACCTGTTGGTAATCGTTGCTCCTAGTAAGAAACCAAGTTTATTGATTGTTGTTGCAAGATCATTCTCAGTAATGGAATCAAAGTTATCCATTACATCGGCAGTCAAAGACAGGAAATCAGCGATAGGCCCAAGACCATCGTAGCTGTACCATTTACCGTCCCACCCTTTGTAAGTACGAGGTTTCCAGCCAAGTTCTTGACGAACACGATTACGTTCTTTATCGAAATGACCACTACCACGAAGGTTACCATTAAGGAACATAGCCCCTGCTGCAAACATGGTGATAGTACCAATAGCCTTACGACCACGAACTTCTGCACGAAGAGTGTTAAAGGTATCCATCATATTCTCATCAACGGGTAGACCACGCTTGGTGAGAATCTCTTGGACTTCATCAACAGTAAAGTTGCTAAGAGGTTTGTAAGCAATCTCGTTGTATTCCTTAGCAAAGAAGGACCACGGACTGTGCTTATTAGCCATATCCAAAATGTTCACACTCGTGCGTGGAAACATCAGGAACGGCTTCATAGCCGGGTACTGGTTAATAAGGTTAGACAAACCATCAACAGCAGGACTGTCAAGGTTCATAGCAATTTCACGGCTAGCATAATCAACAGCTTTGTTGGTGATCATACCAGTCGAATCAAACATTTCATTGTATTGATCATCCAAAGCTTTTTTCATGCCATCAGCATCAAGCTTTCGACCACCATCAATAAACTTGTCGTAGATGCGACCACGTGCTTCAGCATTGGCAATCATAGCCCGTGCAAAACCGTCAAAAGCTGTCATCATGTTTGGACCAAAACGAAGCCACGGGTGGTTTGCTAAATCGTTAAGTGCTTCTGCTTTGTTGTACAAAGCCATTGGACCATCATTACCACGTTGCTGAGACGCCAAAGCATACGAATGAAGAATGTCCATTGTTGCTTCGTTTTTCTGCACAAGGTCATCACGCATGATGTATCCAACAGAAGTTGGGTCAGTAGCCGCTTTACGGTAAACATCAGTCATGTGCTTCAGACCCTTTTGTAGAGTATCAGCAAATGCGGAGTATTGATACCAACCACGCTTTAAAGTCTTAACGTCACCAGCAATAGCAGCACCACCAAGAACAGCAATAGGCTTCTCAAGCAACAAAGCAGCGTTAGCAAAACCAGCTTTTAATGGAGTAGAAACAGAGGTAAGAACAGAGTTGTAGATGTTACTCCACATACCCTGAACAATGACGTTAGGTAGTTCTGGATTACCATCAACAAAGAACTTAGGGAACCAATCCCCAAGAGTTTGATCCACGTACCTGTTCAGCTTAGACATGGTATCAATGTTGCCATCCGTAAACTCCCATGCCATTTGCAATGGCTTAAGGTATTCAGGACGCTCCTTAGATACTTGACGAAGGGTATCGACAGTACGCTTAGCACGATCAATGATTTCTTGATCGGTAGCTTTCTTAGTTTCGTTGAAGCTTTCAACCATCTGTTGAACCTTACCAAAATCTTTCTCGTTAAGGTGAGCGTAGATTTGCTTAAGGCTATTCAGACCTTGACCACGAAGTTGCTTAGCGCGACCTTGGACAACAGTAAGGTATTCAATCTTATCAAGGATCTGTTCTTGTGCTCGTTCAATAGCACCGGTACCATCCATCAAACGTGCACC